ACGAACACCACGCCCAATAGACTGGATGACACGAACAAAAGACTTACCTGGCTCAAGAAGTACAAGGTTAAAAATGCGAGGTATATTAATCCCGACAGCCGCCACGCCATACGTTGCCACCAAGACTCTTTTATCTTCTGTGTTGATTTCGTCATAATGCCCTTTTCTCGTTGTCGTCTTCATACTACCACTAACAAAACTGGCGCCTGCAACATTATCAACAATCATGTTTCCTGCTTTAATTCTGTCAACAAGTATCAATGTATTACCACTTTCACTAATTTTTTCTATAAGTTTGCTAATATATTCCATGCGTTTCTTATCGCTTGTTAAATATGTTAGCTCACTTTGGTAGTTGTTGTATTCTACTGTTTCCTCTAATTGCATCACATTGACATGACAGTTACTTAATACTCCTGCTTCTTGTAATTCACTCGCCGCAAGTTTATGTACTACTTCTCCCAGACATGCTTTTAATGAAATCTGTTCATGATCTGCTTTAGGTATAGTTCCTGTCAGTCCCCAACGTAATGGTATATGTGCAAAATCTTTTGTCAACAATTCCTTAAGGACGTCTGCTTTTGCTTGATGAACCTCATCTACTATTACACATACTACATCCTCAACAAACTCTGCAAGACTCATATCGCTTTTTGCATCACGGAATTGTTTCTTAATACTATTTAAGCTCTGCCATGTACAAATTGTGTGTGTTTTTCCAATTTCTTTTTTATCACCGTAATAAACACCAACATCTAATCCCAAGTTTACATAATCATCATATGTTTGTCTTACAAGATCTTTATTAGGAACAATAACAATACTACGCCCATATGCTTCTACTTTACTACTAAGAGCTGCTGTGATAAGTGTTTTACCTGCACCTGTGGCAATTTCTTGTAAACACTGAGGTGTATTTAAAAATTTATTAATAATTTCTACTTGATAATCTCTAAGTGTAATTGGATCACCTTCTATTGGGTGTCCTTTAGGCCATGTTACATGTTGAAAAGATGTTTCATCTACATCATCAAATTGAAAAGTATGTGCTTCTCTTAAATCTTCTACTTCTACTTCATAACCTTCTGCTATAATGATAGGTAACAACTTATCAAGAAGATTAGTATATGTAATACCGCCTATAGTAAAATAACTAACACAACCATCCCAACGTCCCAACTTGTATGCTGGAACGTGATAAGCATAGGGCATGAAAAACTTTAATTCTTTCTCTAACTTTTTACGAGTTTCGAGATCAAGCCCTTCGATCTTACAATTCACTTCATCTTTTAAAATAATTTTACAAGCCATAATAGTATAATAACGCTAAGTTGTTGATTTGTCAATACATTTAAAAAAAAGACCCGACCTTTCGGCCGGGCCAGGGGGGGGGGAAAGGAGTACGTTACTTTCGTAACATACATGTCACTTCAGCCATCCGCTCCCAGCGGTCTGACTGACTTTTACGCAAGTCTGCAATCTTAGTACACATACGCAAACTTACTTCTCGTAGACGTCCTTGATTAGTAATCATGAAGTCTACAATCTCATCCTGCTCTGCTTTAGTAAACTTGTAATCTTCAAGCATACCATCGCCTACAATCTGCTTCACACGAAGCATTTTTTCTCGCATAGTATCCATTGTAAGGTCCAAATAGTGACAACGTGACATGATCGCATCTAAGTGGTCTTTAATTTTACCACGAATCTTATCAAAACGTAGGTTAGTAATAAAAATTACACTACCTCTAAACTCAAAACTGTCTGGAATACCTTCACGTCGCAACAACGAACTATCTGTATTCCAGCTCAGCCTACGTTTCTTGCTACTATCTAGTGCCGCCTTGAGTAGGTTAAGTGATGTTTCGTCATACAATACTGTATCACAATCATCTAATACTAGCACATTACCAGAATCAGCATAGTTATACAGCAACTTGTACAAGCCAATAGCACTGGCGGCGCCTTTTTCAATACCAAAACGTAAACGGTTACCTGCTAGTTTGTCGAACATGCTATTCTTTTCTAGCACTTGCTCAACACCAAAACTCTTACCAACACCTGGGGGTCCTGTAACAACCATACCTCGTACAACACCATCAATTGACATTTGTGTCATATCGTTTAGGATGTCAAAACGCTCACGCAGGCGTTCTACAATCTGTTCATCTGTTTCAGTTGATTCTACTTCTGGAGTATCAACAACTTCTAGGATGGATTCCGCTTTTGTTTTACGACCTTTGCGGACAGTCTTAAATGCTACTTGTGACATGTGTAACTCCTGTTACTTTTGTTAACTTATTCTTTAATGATATAGCAAGATGCCTTACCTGTCAAGTGTTTTTTAACTTCTTTCCATAATTTTTACACGATTAAGCATTGTTTCTTTTGCTTTTGAATATTTGCTATTCTCGTGTTTATTGACTGTGCCGCGGATCTTAATAGTTTTCCCGTCAATGATATCGCTGATATCAGGCTGATCTCTCCACCAAAACTTAATAATATCTTTGTTTTTATACAAACTAGTAATCATATAAACACCACTGCTTTGTATAAATTTAACATCCACCACTTCTACTTCAATATCATAACGCTGACGCATTTCGCCAAGGTATTCACTATCGAAACGTACAGATTCTAAACGATTTTCTACTTCCAAACGTTTGATATCCACTTTATTCATATGTGGGATACTAGCAATAACAGAAACATTAAACTTAGTTAGTTCTTCAGAAAATGCTTTACTGACACTGTTTTCAAAACTAGTGAGTCCACCAGTAAGTTTTTTAAGCATAAACTTACCATTGAATTTGTCCATGGTTTCTTTTGCTAACACTAAGTATTTTTCAGAAGGCATGATACCCTGTATAATCATTGATGTCACAATAGTTTTATTGTCTAGTACTTGAACAGGTTCGTCTTCTACATACTTGGTATAACCTTCACCGCTACGGATAAATCCTTGATCATCATATACCATAAATGATAATCCAAGAACTTTTAGTGCATCGTAATTACTAGGAAATTGTGTCTGTTTCTTAGGCATTTCTTTATCCTTACCTTCTGTCCTAATTCATATGTATAATATACTACAACATTTAAATATTGTCAACAGATAAAAACCCCCAGAACAAAAAATTCTGGGAGTTTCTTTTAAAGAGTGATGTCTTCTAAACCTGCCGCTCTCAGTTTAACAATGTTGTTTATCTGAAATTGTTTGGCTTCTAATGCTTTTATTAAACCTATAAATTTATTACGCACTAGACTGAAGTCATTAATGAGATATTGAAGAGCTACAACATCTTCTTCTCCATCAACATACTTCTCGGCATCACGTGAGCTGAGTGCTTTATTATAACTTTCTAGATATTTCCGGAAAATCTTACTGCGTAATTTACGCATTTCTGTGTTTAGGTACTCAAGTATAGCCTCCACTTCCTGGAGTTGGTTGAAACGATGCTCGACGATACCAGGCATGTCACGGCTCTGTCTTTCGAGATTGCCTTTCATACCACACTCCAATCTTGCTTCATCTAACTGTTGTTCAAAGTGTGAGATTGCGCCAACAATCTCACTCATATCAGATGTTACTTTTCTGTACCATTGACTCATTTAGTCGTCCCATTCGTCGTCAAACTCTGAATCAAGCCAATCATCTTCTGGCTCATCTTCGTCATCTTCTAAAACGGTTTCAACTGCTTTATCTAAATGTTCATCATGATCGCCTATTTCTTTAGCATTTCCTTTTACATCAAAACCATAATCTACAAGTTTGTAAACAAATGCTTCTGCAAAATCTGACTTTGCCTTTTCAGATAAATGTACAAAGGCAGTATCATATAACTGTAAAATGAACTCTAAATCACTGTCATCAAGACTCATTACCATCTGCAAGTTCCTCCTCTGGTGAGATTACATCAACAATTTCTCCAGGATTCGCATCCTGTACTTCTTCCGGCAAACTATCAAACTCTTCAATAATTTTATCCAAACAGTTATTTTCGTTTGCGTTCCATGGTTTACGGAACTGTGTAATTACTTCACCAGTAACGGGACTTACATATTCCAAACGATTACCTGTTTTCTTTAGAATGCCTTTTGCTTCAAAAAAGTCAACAAGTCCGCTGTATGGACTCATACCTGTTTCATAAGGAATTTCAACTTGTACACTCTCAAAAGGTTTTGCGTAACGAGTTTTCATTACCTTACAAGCGGCACGAATACCATGTACATCACTTGTTTTGTTTCCATCTGCATCTACTTTAAGTTTAAGTTTACGCATAGCAATAACAATGCTACTTGCATAGATAAAGCCTTGTCCGCCACTAATCTTATCATCTGGGTCAAACATATCTTGCGATGCGTATGTATGATTGGTACACACCATACCCACATTGTATTCGCCAAACATATTCACAGTATTACGAACAAGTGAAGTTAGTGCTTTAGGCTTACGACCCATGTCACCTTTCATATCGCCCTTCTGGAACTGATCCACGTCTGTTGGTGTGAGTAACATACCTAATGAATCTACCACAAACAATACCTTAGGGCGTTCTTCTTTATCCTTATCAGCATATTCTGCTTTGTAATCTTTCATGAAGTCACTTACTGTTTTAGCAACATCGTCAATCATACTCATGTTAAGTTTAAGAAGTTTTTCTTCACTAGTATCTACTTCAAGAGCATGTAGCCATTTTTCGTCTAGTGCGTTTTCACTGTCAATAAGAACAACAAAGATACCTTGATCTTGTGCATTCTTTACAATGTTACCTGCCGCAATGTAGGATTTACCCGCACCACTTTCACCAGCAAGTACCGTTACCTTACCGAGAGGGACTCCTTTTGAGAAGTCCCCGCTGATAAGTTTGTTTAATGTGTAATTACCTGTGCTAATCCAAGTATCTGGATCATTAAAGCCTACACTTAAACCTGGTACTGCCTTTGTGATGCTTTTGCGGAACTTGCTTACATCAAAAGGTCTAGCCATGTTTAATCATCCTTCTCCATTGCGTTTGCTTCCTGAATAACTTCAAGTAGTTCTTCTTCGCTGTTAAGAATTAAATTAACGTTCTTCCACTCATTCTCAGCATCACGACCACTTGCTTCAAAACGAAAGCCATTGTCGTAACGATAGATAGTGTATGACTCATTAATTTTTGTGAGTTTAGATAGTTTCATTTTCTTTTCTCCTTAAGATTCTTTACGCTGCCGAATCATCGCTAGGATGTCTTGAGCACTTGGTTTTTCTTCGCCACTTGCTGTTACTGTCTCAGCAACCGGTGCTTCTACTGTTTCAGCAACCGGTGCAGGTGCTGATGCAGGTGCTGGAGCAGGTGCTGATGCAGGTGCTGTTTGTGATACTGTTTCAGTAGTTTTGCTTGAATTGCTAGGTGTATCTAAACCATATGGACGATAGTAGTTACTAAAACGATCTGGATCATATAATTGACCATCTACACTTGCTTCAAACATTTCAAAGATAATACCAAGTTCCTCGTCGGTTGGTCTCTTTGGTAGAAAGTCGTTTAGATTAAACAATCCATGTTGTGCAACAGCATCACGCTCTGTTTGATCTAGTGATCTTTCCCTACGAGCCCAGTTAGATGTAGAATAATCAGCATACTGTCCCTTAGTAGATTTAACTACACGGAAGTCTGTACCTGCTTCATAATCTGTTGGGATTTCTGGGAAATCAGGATCCATAAGAGCCTGACTAATGATTTTAAAGATTTGTGGGCTAATTACAAATCTACGGATTGGATTATCCGGTTTAACGTCTTCTTGTAGTTCACTGTTTACTACGAAGCCCTGGAAGATATAAGAACGTTTCTTCCAATACTTACGAGCAATATCTTCCATGCTAGGATCCTTAAACCAAGGACGAATTTCTGCATGAATAGGACAGCTCTGCTCCCACATTTCAACACATGGAACCTGGACCGTTACGGATTTGTGTTCATCTCCACCTTTAACACCAGGAAATTCAAGACGAATCATTTGACGCTCTTTCCAAAAGAACGTGTTATTTTCATCTGAGTCTGGTAGGAAACGTAAGGTTGCTGATGAACCTTCTGGAATATTCCAATGTGGGAAAATTGCGTTGTCGCCGCCACTTGAAGATGTGCTGCTAGAACGTGTTTCTTGTGAGAGCAATTTTGCTCGGATTTCTGCTAATGATGCCATAATGTTTCTCCTATATTAGCCTTTGTTTGCCTATGTGTGTACTCAAGTACACTTTGCCTTTATTAGCCTGTACAGTATACATATTATAGTGCCTACTGTCAAGCACTTTATTGATATTATTAGGAAATTTTTCTACGAAGTTCCATAATAACATCTTCATCTAATGAAGCAACAGGAATACTTTCTTGAGTAACGTTTGCTTGCTTGATTAGATAATCCTTAATTTTAATCACTAGAGCCAGACGATCTGGTGACATGTTATGAATCATTCCGTCTGCTAATTGATGTAGCAAATTCCAGAGATCATCATTTTTGGTATTATTCGCTAGAAAGTCAAGCATTGTGTTTAACTTTGCTAATTCTCCACCAGGGCCTTGAGCATATTTCATATTTAGATTGTCTGGATGTTCTGGATCATCCTCGCTATATGAAATTTTAAGATCCTGTTTACTGTTGATTAAATCAACAATCTTTTTCAAAGTTTCAGTCTCAACGCTGACTTTCTCATTGCGTTCTGCCACAATACGTCCTACCTTGTCTAAAATGTTAGTTAATTCTTCAGTTGTAAACGTATTATACAGGAATTTCTCTGATATGTCAACACTTTTTTCTTGTGTATTTTCAATATTCTCTTGAACCTGAAAATTGTTATAACCTTTTTGTGTTGACAAACTATTAATAGTGCTTTTGTAAGCATTAAGTTTATTTCTTACTGCTTCAACAATATCACCATTTGTCTCATTTACAAGATTATTACTCTTAACATGTCTTACAAACTTGTTAAGACTTGCGATCTCTTCACACATATTGAGAATTGCTGTGCCTTTCTCATCATATGGAGTTCCGCCTTCATTGACGTGCATCGCCATCGCTTTTGCTCCCGCCATATATCTGTGCGGAAACGAAAATCTTTCACCCTGTGAGTTTTCAATAAACAATGAATGAATATGTCTACTACGAGCGCCACGTACTTCTTCATTCACACCTTTAGAATGTTTAATAATTAGTTTTGCTTCAGGCATCTTAATGTAACTTGTTTTAATGCTACCAAAAGGTTTACTGAAGCCTTCAACCACACTCTGATGTGCGAAGTCCTTTGGCGCAATTTTTTTATCGAACTTTCTCACTGTATACTCACCTAAATTCTTATGTGCTACTGACTTAATACTGTCTAGTAGTTTTTTATTTGCAGGAATATCGTAATCCTGGCCTGCTTGAGCTACTACTTCATTCTTGCCATCTTCTGTTCTAATAGTTACCATTAAGTCTTGATCAAATGCATAGAAACGAGTTGCTAATTTTGAATCAAGAGTTTTTTTGCCTTCATCTGTAAAAAGACGTAATTTATAATTGGCACCTTTTAAAATATTAAAGATTTCTTCTGCCATTTCCTGCATAGTAGTTCTCCTATACTGTATTTATGCCTGAGCGTTTATAAAAAGCTCATTGGCATGGGTTCATCCCACTCTTCTTGTACTTCGTTTAGTGCATCAAAAGCGTCATCATCATATTTTGTTATTTCCAAAGCCATACGAACTACTAGTATAAGAGCCATAACTAAATCATCCGTCTCACCCTCTTTAGCGGCAAAACTGTTACCGCGAGCAATAAATGTTTTTAGTTCACGTAATAAATTTTTACTTGCTATTTCAATTCTATTTGTTTCTACCCAATGCTTTAATTTAGCACAAGAAGACAGTTTACTTTTATGTGTAGTAGTGAATCCACGTCTGTACTTAATTGTATTACCGCCTCGTTTTTTAGGCTCTGTAATCATTGTTCCTGGAATATTATCCTCGCCGATTTCTTCAAGCATAATCAGTGCCGCTTCACCTAGTGTGTTATTTTCCACACTATAATATATACTCGTAGGATCTATTCCATCCTCAACAAGATACTTGGCAATTTGTTGTACAATATACACTTGCTGTTTTACTGGTGTTTTGTTATTTTGCCATTCAGCAACCTGTAACATTCCTGGTAATTCATAAACCTGTATAGCAGCATTATCGCCGCCTGTTCCTAAACTTGGATCTAGTCCAATTAAATATAGTTTATCCTTTACTGGTGGTTTAAACCATCTCACCTGTCCCATTCTTGCATATGGTTCTTTATATTCCATATTTGATAGTTTAATACTGTCAATTAATGTTTCATCAAACGCAATAAACTCGCAGTTGTGTTCTCGCCTAAAGCGTTCTTCGCCAATTTTACCTTCTTCTACACTTGCCCATTCTTCATCTCTATCTGGATGAGCCTTCCAATCTGCAAGAAAATGTGCAAATCCATTCTTGCCTACTTTTTGTTCATTACCATATTCATCTATATTATTAGTGCTATCACGCCAAATTTGTGCAAACTGATCATCATCCATATTTGGTGTACTTGTAATAATACATTTACCACCAGTTG